TCACATTCAATTGGATGGCAAAATGATTCGGCAGGTGACGCTTCACATGCCCAGTATTCGTTCATCATCTCCTGCTTACTAGCGGGCTGGTCCTCATTCGCCCGGTATGAAGTTTGCATCATGACAGTGCCAAGCGCCGAATTGGTACTTGAAACGGCCAAGCCGGATGTAGGAATATAGTGGAACACAAGCCCCTTAAACTTGTACTGTTGAAATTTTGCCGCCAAAGTGCTCAACCAAGGGAAAGTGTTACTGTCCGCCGGTTGTAATAGGAAAAACCTCTGCACATTGAACGCTGAAGAACCACTCAAACTACACAAAAATTCGCGATGTCTAACGGTTATTGTTTGATTGGTCTTGTGCATCATGGGAATGCTGGTTGATGCTTTCAAGGAATTGCTCACGATTGAGTTGGACTTGACTGTGTAGTCCCCGGAACCCAACCACCTCGATATTGCAGCTCCGAGACTGGTGCCAGCGGACGCGCCTGCACCACCGTAGCCAACCATCCCTCCTATTGCTCCACCAGCCAGTCCCCCCAACCCTCTGAGGGCTGCACCCAATCTGGTAAGCTCTTTCGCCTCTTTCTTCGCCTCTTTCATCTTCTTCTTTGATGGTAGTAGTTGCACCTTTACTTGTTTCTTGCTCTTCGTCATGTTTGGAAATATTGTCAGTATTTATCACAGGTGCCTGATGAATGGTAGGGGGTAATTCTCAACCTTCCCATCTCTTACGGAAGATGGATTGAGACCTCCAATCACCATTAAATCAAAATACCGTTCAAGCTCCACTTGGTATGCTGGATCGATGCCGGTAGCAAGGTAGAAGGAATATCGTGCACTTGGAAGTATGGTACTGTCCGCTACTTCCATGTTGTGTGCCCTCTCCTCCATACTAGTGTTACGAAACACGTGTTTTTTAAACCCGGCGCTGGATTTAATTCCAGAACGTAGGAAACAGCGATAAAAAGACTGCAGAACTGGACAACCCGGCACCAAAGCCAATCCACATTGCCCTACAGCATCCAACCACTTCTTCCATGTTTTATCATTATGCACTGGCACTAGGCACATTGCATCTTTCTTGAGACAAGTTCTGACGTTGCGGACCATGGTCCAACGACCCCCCAACATGATGGGGTGTGACTGACAAAACTCGATCTGTTCGAAAATGAAAACAGGGGTTTCGACGGTCATGCGGAACCCTGCATTTGCAAAGTAAGGCACGATAGCCGCCAACACGCGTTCGAGATCAGCTCGGTCGAATATGAGCACGCAATCATCTCCGTTATTCGCCAACTCAGCCGTGACGCCCAATTCGTCACACATAGCATAAATCAACGCACACATGAGAAGGCAGTTGCCTAGAGATGTGTTGAGGTCACCTGAACACCTAGTGCCCTCTACCGAAAACGAAACCTCACCGTCCGGGCATCTTGCAACACCCTTATTGTAAAGCTGCATCTCCAGCAACTTCTCCAAGAACCCGTCCCCAAAGACGCGGTTGTAGAACGAATGCTCGTACTTGAGCGCGTTCACACCAACATGCATGTCGTACTTAGTCGCATCCAACCCCA